GGCGGGAACCCCGCGGGAGTTCCGGGCACGCGCTTCGGCCTGGTTTGGAGTCGTCATGATGCCGGATCGTCCTGATCATCGCCGCGATCGACGATCAGATCGCCCTCCTCGCCGTCAGCCTTCAGGCTGACCCGCTCGCATGACCCATGACTTCGTCAACGGGCTGGTAAAAGCCAGCGCCAGAGAGAGAGCCGAAAAGACGAAAGCCCGCAGCCGGAGCAGAGTCTTCCGGGACTTCAAGGAGGCTGGGCCGGTCAGGTAACCTTGCCGACCTGCACAGTGCCGACATTGGTGACGAAGTCGGACGCGGAGACGCTGCTAATTCCAGCGAAGCGGATGGTCACCCCGTCGCTGAGCTGAACGAAGGTGTCACCAGCGACGTTTGTCTGGCCGCTGACATTTGCCGTGGCACCGCTGCCTGCGGCGTTGGTGGGCGAGAACAGATCCACCTTGTCGGGGCCGCTGACGAAGTCGGTTAGGGTGATGGTGGTACCGCCGGTGGCCCGGTTGATGTCGGTAAACTGGTTGGTGCCGGTGCCGCCCGTGATAGTTTCGTTTCCGGTCCCGAACACGAAGGTATCCACGGCAGTGCTGCCGACCAGCGTCGTGCCAACCAGTGTCTCATTCGCCGCCGCGAAGTTGACGATGCCGTTGAAGGACCCGTCTCCACCGATCAGCGTCGTGTTGCCATTGCTGGCCTGGATGTAAGTCGTGAATGCCCCTGCCTGCAACGTATCGCCAGCGCCGCCGCCGTAGATCGTCCTTGCGCCGACGAGCAGATTGTTGCCGGACGTTCCGCCGTCTTCGGTGTTGACGACGCCAAAGTTGAAGGCGCTGCCGCCACCGAACACGGTCTGGCTGCCGCCTTCGCCCCAGGTCACCACATTGTTGGCAGAGAAAGATCCGGCATAGGATTCAATGGGCACGCCATCCCAGGCGGTGCGATAAACGGTGCCGAAATAGAGGACGTTGTTCGTGGTGCCGGGGTTGATGATGTAGGAGTTGCCGGGATTCTGCGTGGTGCCGGTAATGAGGTAGGTCGCCCCTGCAGCGGTGATCGTATCGACGATGTCGTTGCCAGTGCCGCCTTGCAGCGTAGCGGATTGGGCTCCGAGCACGGAGGCGGCCAGCGCCGTCGAGGCGAAGGCGACGGTATCCGCACCGCTAAAGGTGAGGGCGGCGCCCGGTCCGGCCGAGGCGACGTAGAACGACCCGCCCGCGAGGTTGACCGTGGTGCCGGCATCCTCATTCAGAATGACGCCGTAGGCGGCGGTGGCGTTGAGGGTGTTGTTGCCGGAGCCGGTGACGGTGAACTCGTTGCCGGCAAGATTGAAATTGCCACCGGTGACGCTGACGTTGGCATTCACGCCCGGCACGGTCGAGGTGGCGATGGTTTCGGTGGCGCCGGCGGCGGCGTTGATGACGCTGACGAAGCCGGCAAAGCCTTCGTTGATGAACAGATTGCCGGCAGCGGTCTGGTTGACCACTGCCTCGGCGCCGGCGGCAAAGACGGAGCCGCTGCCCAGCGCTGTGATCGTGTCCATGACCGTTTGGCCCGGGAAGGCCCGCAAGGTGGCCGCTGCGCCATTGGCAAGGCCGAGCGTGATGCCGGCGGGGCTGGAGATGGTGTCTGCAGTGCCGGTGGCCGTGACGGCCGCGCTGCCGGTGATGTCATAGAAGCCGCCGTTCAACGTGTAATTGCCGGTTGCTCCGGCGAGGATGACGCCATAGGCGGCGGTGGCGGTGAGGGTGTTGTTGCCGGAGCCGGTGACGGTGAACTGGTTGCCGGCAAGATTGAAATTGCCGCCGCTGACGCTGACATTGGCATTCACGCCCGGCACGGTCGAGGTGGCGATGGTTTCGGTGGCGCCGGCGGCGGCGTCGACGGTGACCTGGCCGGCATTGGCGAGGTCCAAGGACAAGTTACCGGCGCCGGCCTGATCGACCAATGCATAAGCAGAGACTGCGCGGATCGATCCACTGCCCAGAGCGGTGATCGTGTCGGTGGGGAAAGTCAGATAGAGGCCCTGCACACTGACGGCCGCGCCATCAGCGAGAGTCAGGGAAATGCCGGCGCCGCCCGGGAGCGTGGCGCTGTTGACGACATTGCCGGCGCCGGTGGCGATGAGGGCCGGGACGGTAGCTGCGTGTATTGTGTCGACGCTGTAGGGGTAGATATCGAACGTGCCGCCGGCCAGGGTAACCGAGCCTCCTCCTCCGACGGTGGCATTTCCACCGGAGAGGCTGACATTCGCGCCCCAATCGTTCAGCAGCACGCCGCCTGAACCGGCGAGCACGTTGAGGTAGCCGGAATAGGCGTTTACCGTGGTGGTGTCGGCGGATGCGTCCACCGTGGTGCCGATGACGGAGGATGAACCACCGGCGTCGATGTAGTAGGCGGCACCGACCGCGGCCGGGCCGTTCGCCAGCAGGTTTCCGGTTCCGCTGGCGCTGAAGAAGATGCTCTGGCCGTCGGCAGCCGCCGTGTAGTCGAAGTTGCTGCCGCCGGCGAGAACGGAGGCGTTGGCTGCAGTGCCGGTGATCGTGGCACCGGATACGTCGCTGATGATTCCAATGGCCGCCGTTGTCGATGCGCCCGCGCCGGAAGCGACGAACTTCGAGGCATCAGGCAGCGAACTGATGTTCGAGGCAGCGCCGTACTGTGCAAGAACGTAATTATCGGCACTGGTGAACGGGATGGTGACCGTCGCACCAGCCACACCGACAACCGTGACGTCCGTCGCCATTTCCGCTCGCCCCTAAAGGTTAACCTGCCTTAGAGGTTTCTTAATCCATCGCGTAAAGTGCGGGCAAGCGTTAACGTGTCTTCGCCAATGACAAAAAATCGAATTAACGGGACGGGCCGATTGCCGGGCGACATGCGTGAGCATGTGGACATGCCGCTTGCACATGATTCGCTCGCGGGATTGTCCGCGACGGTGTCAAGTTGCCTGAAAACCGTGCAACCTTTTGATAAAGGGCGGCGCACATTCTCGCTTAGCGCGAGCTTCCGCAAATCTACCGTGCTGAATTGCGCTATTTCAATGAATTGTGATCGAGGTGGGCGGCTTCCGCCTGCTCCGGACTTGTAGCGAGTCGGGCGAGGCGGACGGCAGTGCGGACGAGCAGAGCGCGGTCATCGGGCGCGCAGTCCCGGTAGGCGCGTAGCAGTGCCATCTCATCGCCGCGTAGCGGCAGGGGGGCGGCGCCGGCCTCCTGCTCGCCGCTGAGCAGGTAGGCTGCGCTGCTGCCGAGGACGCGGGCAATGCGTGCCAGATTACCGCCGACCTGACCGGCGCGGCCTGTTTCCCACTGAGCCACGGCGCTCCGCGTGACGCCGACGGCATGCGCCAGCTGCTCCTGCGTGAGACCCTGGGCAAGGCGGGCAGCGCGGATGCGTGCGCCGAGCTCGGCGGCTGGGGGGACGATCATAGCCCCTCTGTACGTGAAAAATTCTAACGGATCAACGAAAGCATGATTGACGCGGTGGCGTTAGCTGTCCTAACTTGACCTGGTCAGAGCGAGAGGTTTCCCATGGCGACGACCAGCGAAACATGGACGGTTCCCAGTGATTACCGGCTGCGGCGGCTGCGTCTGGAAGGTGAATCCTGGGAGGCGATCGCAGAAGCGCTGGCGATCAGTCCAGAAGCGGCGCGTGTGCGTGCCGAGCGGATCAGGGCACGTCCGCCGTCGCCCAGCCTGACTCTGCGCGACGACCCGGCGCGTGAACCGCTGCCAGCAGGGCATCCGCGGGCCTGGGGCGTGCTGACGCAAGGAACCTGGCTGGACGGAACACACTATCCGACGCTGCCGAGCCTGCGGAGCCTGGCATGAGGTCGGCGGGCCCGGGCGCTGGCGGCAGCACCGGTCGGGCACCGAACCTTCCCGCATCGCGTTCCGTGAGCCGCCGGCGCGAGATGGCGGACTATGCATATGGCCATGCGTACTACGATGCGCAGCTGGTGGTGGCGCGCCTGGAGGAGGCCGGGCGAACCTTGCTGGCGCTGCCGCCGGGCGGATATTCAACCGGCTTGCGGATGAACGTGACGACGCTCGTCCGCCACATGATTGAAGCGGGGGAGGGCGAGCCAGTGCCTTCGCGGCTGCGTCCGCCGGTGCCTCCAGCGGAGGGAATCACGCGCATGGACGAGGCATTGGGCTGGATTCCGCTGATCCCGCGAGACCGCAGCGTGCTCCGGCGCATTGTTGGTGCGCGAGCGTTGGTCAATCCGGTAACCGACCGGCATCTTTACCCGTGGCGCCGGCTGGGGACGATGCTCGGCGCCGACCACAAGGCGGTGCAGCGGTGGCACGCCCAGGGAGTGGACATGATCGTCGGAGCGCTGAACGCGGCAGGATAACGGCGCGGCGCAAGGCAAAGCCAGGGGTAGAACCTCTGGCCTTCCTTTACGGCACCAGGGTCGGTTCGACGCGCGGCAGACGGAACGCGGTGCGGCAACGCGGGGTGACGTAGATACCGGCAGCTTCCGCATCGCCGAGGCGGCCGGTGACCTTGAGGGTAAAGGGAGGGGGTTCGGTGCCGGAGCGGTCCTGGCGGTCGTGCTGGGACGCGTCGGTGACCAAAGAGCCGGCGAAGCTGCCGTCGGGTGCCACGATGCCCGAGATGACCAGAGTGCCATCCGATGGAGCGAAGCTAAAGCGATCGGTCAAGCGCACAAGCGTTGCCCGCGCGTCTGGGCCGCTCGTGCAACTGGGCAGATCGCCCGCGTAGCGGGTCTGCCTGGCGTGAGGCAAAGCACAACCGGCCGCCGCAAGGCAGCCGGCTATGGCCAAAGCGGTGCGGCGGATCAGAGCGGGGTGAGTGTGACCATGGCCACGCCGCGTTCGAGGATGCCGAGTTCCTTGGCGGCGGCTCGGGAGAGGTCGATAATACGCCGTCGCGTGCCCGGCCGGTCGTTGATCGTGACCACGACATTACGCTCGGTGCCGACCAGGGTAACGAGGACGCGACTGCCCAGCGGCAGGCTGGCATGAGCCGCGGTGAGGGCGTCCTGATCGTAGATGTTCCCACTACTCGTGCGGTTGCCGTGCCAGCGTTGGCCACCATACCACGACGCCAAACCGCTCTGCTGGTCGCCTGCAGTGGCCTGATAGTCGCCGATAAACAGGGCGGAGCGGATCGAAGCCGAGCGAGCGACAGCGTAGCCTGCGGCTGGATGGACCACGAGTGGGCGGCGTACACGGTGTGTCTGGGCGGCAATCTGCCGGGCGTGGCGGGCCTGGGTGATCTTGCGATGATCGCCGGGGGGAGAAGTTCTCGGCCCACTGGCATTCTGGGCCGGGGTCGCGAGTGCGAGGGTGGGACCCATCAGCAATACGGAAGCCACGACGCCCGAAAGGGCGGTTCTTGCTAAACCGATCATCAATCGTATCCCGTTCCGTTGCCGCGCTCCGGTGTCCGGCACGCGGTCATGATGGAACCGCCATGCCCAAGAGCGGGGCGAGCGGCAATGGTGCGGATCAAACGGCGCTCATTGAGCCTAGGAAACGCAGGATGATCAACCCCGGAATTGTGGCTGAATTGCGGCTCGGTAGAAGGTTGCTGGCGAGGGTGCCGGTGATGACTGGGGTACGCCTGCGAAGGCCAGGAAGGACTTGTCAGACTTTCCAGCAAGGACAGAGGGTTCTGGACCGTTCCGTTCTGGATCGACAGAAAAACGGAAAAAAATCCAGACAGACAGAAAAAAGTCCTTGCCCAAATGCCCCGTTGCAGGCTATATATTTCCCCATGATCGGTGGCGTGCGCGGACGGAGTTCGGGCACGCCGCTTTGCGTTTCAACGAACAGCGAGAGGCTGACCCGGGCGCATGACAGGGTCGTCGCTCGGATTGTCGGAATGGGCAAGTACGGCGCTCGCGCCGCTCGCGCCTGCAAGGCACCATCTGCGCCTGCTGGCGGAGCTGGAACGGCTGGAGGCCGGGGAGATCGACCGGCTGATGGTGCTGATGCCGCCCGGCAGCGCCAAGTCGACCTATGTATCGGTGCTGTTTCCGGCGTGGTGGCTGCACCGCCGGCGTCACAGTGCGGTGATTGCGGCATGCCATACCGCCGACCTGGCAGAGCATTTCGGCCGGCAGGTGCGCCGGCTGGTGAGCGAGTACGCGCCGGTGCTGGGGTACGGGCTGGCGGTTGGTGACCGCGCCGCCGGTCGGTGGGCGACCACTGCCGGCGGCACCTATTTCGCGACAGGGGTGCGCGGGCCGATCACCGGTCGGCGGGCCGACCTCGTTGTGATCGATGACCCGATCAAGAGTCATGCTGAGGCCGACAGTGCGCTGTACCGCGACCATGCATGGGACTGGTACCGCAGCGATCTGGTGACGCGGTTGCGACCGGGCGCGCGGGTGGTGGTGGTGATGACGCGCTGGCATCCGGACGACCTGGGCGGACGGCTGCTGGAAGCCGGCGACAGCTGGACGGTATTGCGGCTGCCGGCGCTGGCCGAAGCGGGCGATCCGCTGGGACGGGCGCCGGGAGAGGCGCTTTGGCCGGAGTGGGAGGACCGCGCCGCGCTCGAGCGCAAGCGGGCGCTGGTGGGTGGACGGATGTGGTCGGCGCTGTTCCAGCAATCGCCGCATTGCGATAACGGAGCGCTGTTCCCGCTCGGCAAGATCGATGTTGTCGAGGCGACGTCGGCCGATATCGGCAGCGTCCGCGCCTGGGATCTGGCGGCGACGGCGGATGGCGATGGACGCGATCCGGACTGGACGGTCGGCTTGCGGCTTGGGCGCGAGTCATCCGGTCGTTTCGTAGTCTTGGACGTAGTACGGCTGCGCGGCGGCCCGCATGAAGTGGAGGAGGCAATCGTGACGACCGCGCATCAGGATGGACGTGCGGTGCCGATCGGTCTGCCACAGGATCCGGGCCAGGCCGGCAAGCACCAGGTGGCGTGGTTGGCTGCCAGGTTGGCCGGATATCGGGTGATCGCGTCCGCCGAGACCGGCGCCAAGCTGACGCGCGCTCTGCCGGTGGCGGCACAAGCGGAAGTTGGCAATCTGCGGCTGATCCGCGGCGGGTGGAACCGCGCTCTGCTGGACGAGCTACGCGACTTTCCGCACGGTCGCAAGGACGACCAGGTGGACGCACTGTCGCGCGCCTTTTCCATGCTGGCCGATGCGCCGCCGCCGGTGCGGCGCCTGCATCTGCCGATTATGTCCCGCTGAGGTACAGATACCGATGTTCGAGACCATCTGCGGACTGATCCCGGTCGATCGGGACTATGACGAGCGCATGCGGCGACTGGACATCCTAAAGCGGGTGTTAGAAGGCCGGCTGTACGATTCGCTGCCATACGAATTTCACGAGGAGCGTAACGTAGCCGGCGAATACATTCCGCTGCGCCTGCGGCGGCCCTCGGTGCGCTATCCGTTGGCGCGGATTGTGGTGGACGATAGCGTGTCGTTGTTGTTCGGTGACGGGCATTTCCCGCTGCTGGACAGCGAGGATGCGGCGGTGCGCGCGGCGCTGGGGGACATCGCTAAGGAATCCCGGCTCAACCGGGTGATGCTGGAGGCCGGGCTGCGCGGCTCGGTGGGGTCGGTGGCGATCCAGTTGCGGGTGCTGCGCGGTCGGGTGTTCTTGCAGGTGCTCGACACAATGTACCTGACCCCGCGTTGGGATCCGGAGGAGCCTGACACACTGTTGAGCGTAACCGAGGCGTACAAGGCGCCAGGCCCGGCGCTGACGGCGCAAGGCTACGCGCTGGCCGATCAGGCCGCTACTTATTGGTTCATGCGGCGCTGGGATACCGAAGCGGAGACCTGGTACGAGCCCTGGCCGGTGGGGACGTACTGCGAGCCTGTGGTGGATGAGGCACGCACCGTTCGGCACGGACTGGGTTTCGTGCCGCTGGTGTGGATCCGCAACCTGCCGGGCGGCGACCGCGTGGACGGCGCCTGCACTTTCCGCCCGGCGATCGAGACGGCGATTGAGATCGACTATCAGCTCAGCCAAGCTGGGCGGGGGCTGAAATACAGCTCCGATCCCACATTGCTGGTGCGCGAGCCGGCGGGGATGGAGGGCGACCTGATCCGCGGCGGCGGCAATGCGCTGGTGGTGTCCGACAAAGGCGACGCCAAGTTGCTGGAGATCAACGGCACCGCGGCGGCCGCGGTGATTGAGTATGTGCGCACCCTGCGCGAACTCGCGCTGGAGGGCGTGCATGGCAACCGGGCCTCGGCGGACCGCCTGGCGGCGGCGCAGTCGGGGCGGGCGCTGGAACTGATGAACCAGGGCCTGGTGTGGCTTGCCGACAACCTGCGGGTCAGCTACGGCACCGGGCTGTTGGAGCTGGCGCGAATGGTGATCCGCGCCTCCAACCGTTACGCGCTACGCACCCACGGGGAGCGTATACCAACGCTCGATGTTTCGGCGCGGGTCGGACTGAAATGGCCGCGCTGGTATCCGCCGACGGCCGAGGACAGGCTGCGCGATGCGCAGACACTGCGCGTGCTGGCGGCTTCCGGCACCATCTCAAGAGAGACGGCGCTCAAATGCATCGCTGACGTCTACGACATTGAGGACGCTCCGGCGGAGCTGGCGCGAATCGCAGCCGAGAGGACTCCATGAGCGAAGACGATCCGACGAATACAACCGCCGAGGATGCCGAGACGCGCGCAGCGGCGTTGCAGCGCCGCTTGGCCGAACTGGAAACGCAGAGCCGCGAACGGTTGATCCGGGCAGAGCTGAAGGCCGAGGCGGTCCGTGCCGGGATGGTGGACCTCGATGGGCTGAAGTTGGTAGATGCCGGCGGGCTTACAGTCGACGATGCGGGCGACGTGCAAGGCGCGGCGGCGCTGATGCACTCTTTGCGGCGCGCCAAGCCATGGCTGTTCACCGGGGCAAGCGCTTCCAGCACGGCGACGCCGCCGCCGGCACAGCCGCCGCGTGCGCGGCGGGCTACTGACATGACGGCCGAGGAATGGCATGCCGCGCGCGCCGATCTGCTGCGCCGGCGCTGAGCGACCACACCACCGCTGAGGGACTGCGACCGAGCGACCGACCGGACCCCGCGGCGATGGGCGCCCGGGATTGCACAACCACGAGAGTAGAGCATGGGCATCCAGAATTTTCCCGCCGCGTTGCAGCCGATCATCCAGCAGGGGTTCCTCGAGCGCGAGTTCGACGAAGCGCTGCACAGCCGCCTGGGCTACCGTGCTGTCGCTGACCGCGAGGAATTCGCCGTCGGTATCGGCGAGACGCTGACGAAGACGCGCGCCGGGCTGAAACCGAGCGTGACGGTGCCGATCGTGCCGTCGACCAACACCAACCTGGACAATGGGTTGACGCCGCAGACCTTCGCCATCGAGCAGTACACGATCACGATCAACCATTACGCTGCCACCACAGACCTGAACATGGTGACCAGTCGTGTGGGCATCGCCAGCCAGTTTCTGCTGAACGCGGCGATCAATGGCGAGCAGGCTGCGCGCAGCCTCGATGAATTGGCGCGCAATGCGCTGTTCGCTGCATATTTCGGCGGTAACACGCGGGTGCGGACCACGCTGGCTTCGCCC